AAAGGAACAAAACGGAGTGTCCAAGCATTATTATCTTGTTATGGAATTCCACAATCAATGATTTCAATTAACGAGTATGGAGGTCCTAGTTTAAATAAAGCTCCTATTTATGAAAAATTAAATTTTGATTATTCATTAGATTTAATTGGCAATACTGCTGGTACTGTACAAGTTAATTTTACACAATCAATTAATACCGTAGAATTACGTTTCCGTACGGATAATGTTATTACCAATCCAACAATTCCTAGTACAATGAATTTATTTACTATAGGTTCAAATGTTGTAACATTGGATTATACTAGTGGTACTAAAGGTACTATGAAAATTAATGGTACTGGGTCTGCAAATATTGAATTGTTTGATGGTGGTTGGTTAACTACAATGTTACGCACAAATGGAAATAAATTAGATTTAATTACTAAGAAATCTAAATATGGTAAAATTATTGCGGCTGTCTCAGCGTCAGCAACAGCATCATTTAACACATCGGCATCATTAACTTTAGGCGGCACATCAGTAGGAGCTAGCAGATTAAAAGGTCAATTACAAGAATTAAGATTTTGGACATCTAGTTTATTAGATATTGCATTTAATAATCATGTAAAAGCACCAGCAGCATATAATGGAAATTCAGATGCATACAACGAATTAATATTTAGACTACCATTAACACAAAAAATTAATCATGCATTAACTAGTAGTTTAATAGGTGTTGAACCTAAGGCATCTAATATATCTGCATTATTTTCTGGTTGGACTAACGCAACACCATATGATTCAATTGAAGAAACATATTATTATGATGCAATTTCATTGGGTAGTCAAACATCTGCAGATAATAAGGTTCGTTTAGAAGATAATAGTTTAACTGGTCAATTAGATATTAAAACAAGAGCGGAACGTAGTGAATTTGATAAAGCGCCATTAGATAATAATAAATTAGGTATTTATTTTTCACCACAAACAATGATTAATGAAGATATCATTTCTCATTATGGATATACTATATTAGATGATTTAATTGGCGATACTACTAATACAGATCCTAAATCATATCCTAAACTAATACAAGCAGCAAACTTATATTGGAAAAAATATCTTGAAAAAAATGACATTAATGCATATATCAAAATATTTACATTGTTTGATTTATCGTTTTTTAATCAATTAGAACAATTATTACCTGCACGTATAAATAAAATAACAGGTGTTTTAATACAACCAAACTTATTAGAACGTAATACAGATACAATATTACCTAAAGTAGCAAAATTTAATGATTCATATGATGCATTAATTACTCAAACAACTATTAGTGCTAGTTCTGATTTTTTACAACTCGAGGGAAGTACTGCTGCAATAACTACAATTACATCAGATAGTGATAATCAATTAATTGGATATCTTACCGCATCAAATGCTAAAAAATATGAAAGTACAACATATGCATATAATTATTTGATATATTCTGGAAGTACATATATAACAGCAAAATCTGCTTATTGGCAATCAGAAGCAGTACTACCAGCTATTATAACAAGTACATATTCAGAATTTAAATTAGGTACTGACACTATGTATTTAACTAGTTCGTTTCCTATAGGGTATTATGGTACTGGTTCATATGCTAGTAGTTCATATGGTTTCTTGTCAAGAAGATTCACCGGAAGTTTAGTGCAAATACAAGATTATTTACCTATAGGTGTTAATAATCAAAGATATAATGGTTCTAAAATGACTAGTCCTGCATTTAATGTAAATTCAACACAAACATCAGATGGAAAGCCAGTTGTTGAGTGGTCTACTTCTAATCCAAATCAATTAATATATCAAGCTAATGGAAATCAAGGAAGTTTAGTTTTAATATAACACGCATTTTTCGAAACTATGATATTTATTAAAAAAGGTAAAATAATATGGGATATTTAGATAATTCAAGCGTTACTGTTGACGCGATTTTAACATTGAAAGGGCGACAATTATTAGCTCAGGGAAGTACAGCATTTAATATAACACAATTTGCATTGGGTGATGATGAAATAGATTATTCATTGTGGAATACCGATCATCCATTAGGAAGTTCATATTATGGTACAATTATTGAAAATATGCCAATTACTGAAGCAATACCGGATGAAACTCAGGCATTGAAATATAAACTTATTACATTACCAAAAAATACAACATATATTCCAGTAATTAATGTTGGTAATTCATCTATTATTTTAGCGGCTGCAGGTAATTCATCTATTATAGTACCAAATACTTCAAATTTATCAAATGGTAATCAACTTTTAGGTTATACTGCAATATTATCTGATAGTACAGTTGCTACTATACAAGTTAGTCGTGCATTACAAAATCCTAATATTGCTCCAACTGCTACAATGGCCATTGGAGATAATGAAGATGCACAAACTGTTGCAGTTGCAGGATTTGAATTTAAAATTATTGCAAAACCAGCTGTGTTAGAAGATAAAACAGCAACAATAACTATTATAGGTAATGAAACAGGCGGAAGTGTAACTATACAATTAACTGTTAAAAAAGTTGTTGCTTAATTTAGTTTAAATACGAACTAAGAAATAAAAGAAAAAATATATGAAAAGTATTGAATATTTAAAACAACAAAGTAGACAAGGCGGTGTGCCTCCAATTCAGTTGCCAGAACAACGAATTTCAGCTGAAGTACTTGCATTAGCTCAACGATTAGCAAATGGAATGATTGCAGAAGCTGCGGCTTCACAAAATATATTTCGTAATGGTCGTACATTTACGAAATTTGATTTAGTTAACGATATTGTTCGCAATCAAACAGAAACAGTAACAGCAGGATTATGGAGTGATAATTTAGCAAGTTTAACAACTTATTTTACAGCATCAAATCTTACAACATCACAACGAAGATATTATATTGATGTATATCAGTCAAATCCAGCAGCTGACGGCGCTGCAATACAATATTCGTTAGCATATGGACATGCATTAGGTAGTGGATCTGATTCACAGGGACAATTAAATGATTCTCCTAGTAAAGCAATATATTCACAATACAGACAACTTTTGTTAGCCCCAACAGATACTAGATTTACAACAGCAGGATCAGGTAGTACGGATTCAATATATATTGTTAATTTTAAACGCAATCGTTTAAAAGAACGTTTAGATGCAGGTAATTTTGAAATTCCATTGGTTGGTATTACATCTAGAGCAACTAATGCAACTGGGTCTGTAGTTACTGGCAGTGGTATTATTACATTGATTGATGATTCTTCAGTTGCTAGTGCAACAATAGGCGATTCAGGTAAAATTTATAATATTGTTTCTGGATCAATTAATAACGGTGTTTATAATTCATCTGCACCTGTTTATTATGGATTAGCATATCCAACTTATGGTACTTTGATATTAGACGGTAAAATGCTAGATCAAAAATTAGGATTTAAAACAGTTACTAGTTCAAGTGTTGAAGGTAATAATCATTTTGTATTACATCATTCGATATCAGGATCTTCATTTTTTACTAATCCTATTACTAGTGACCCATATGGATTTGTTGCTCGTAATTCTGAAAAAATTACTAGTACACATTATTTTGTAAGAATTAAGAATGCAGAATATAATTTTTCAAATAATCCATCTTACACAACCGGTAGTGTTGGACAACTTGCACAATCAACATTTATTGGTGATCCTAAAACATATATTACTACGGTAGGTATGTATAATAGCAATCAACAATTATTAGCTGTAGCTAAATTAAGTAAACCATTACTTAAATCTTTCCAACGCGAAGCTCTTATAAGAGTTAAATTAGATTTTTAAAATAACATTGAATTAAACCCTGCTATATTTATATTAAATGTAGTAGGGTTTAAACTAATATGGCACAAACAAAATTAAGTACTGATTCATATTTTACATACGACGGCTTATATCCTTCTGTGTTTAGAAATATAGATTCTTCGAATGTAAATACAAATACATTTCCAGTTAATAAAGCATGGACTATATTATCAGGTAGCGCTACTAGTAGTGCATTGCCATTAAACGCTGTTTATACAAATGTATTGCCATTATTAGATACAACGTTAACAATAAATGATGCTGCAAATATTGATGGTAGTTTACAAACCGTAACATATTTTTCAATCAATCATTTATTTTATAAATACAAGAATCAACCAGCATTAACATTTGGTCCAACTAATATAACACAAACAAAAAAATTTTTATATCAATCGGCTTCAATAATATCAATACCACAATTTAAAATCGGTGAAGGAATTAAACCAACATCATTTTCATTTACATCGTCTGTATCAGGATCATTTGCAAGTGATCGATATGGAAATATTTATGATACATCGTATGTTACGGCATCAATAGTAGATCAAGTTAAATTTTATGAAGGATTTAATGAATATTTCGATGAATCTAGAATTACATATGATTCAGCTAATGTTACATATGTCTCAGGAATTCCTACTACAACGGGACAACAACGATCTATAGGTTTAGCGGCAAAATTTAATGGCGCAGGATATATTGAATCTAAAATTGATGGAAATTATGATCGTGATAACAATTATGCAATTTCATTTTTTATTAGTGGATCTAATACCGGTAGTAACAATCAATTGATTATAGCAAAAGTATCTAGTTCAATTAGCCCAACATATCCATTTAAAATTGAATTAAGTGGTAGCAATCAATTGATATTTTCAGCTGCTGGTAGTAATACATTGAAAACTCAAATTACGTCATCAACTTCGGTATCTAGTTCATGGAATCATGTAGTTTGTCAAAAATCCGGAAGTTCATTACAAATGTATATTAATGGAACTTTGCATTCGAATGCATCATCTTTATTTTTACAACCTCCGAATAGTCCACTTACAGCCTCAGCTCTAATTAATAATTTAGATAACCTAAAAATAGGTGGTTATAGCACTAATAGTTCGAACGTACAAGGTTTAATTGATGAAGTTAGAATCTTTAATAAGTCGCTTACAACATCGCAGATAAGTGCTTTATCGGACCGTAGTGAGGGTGGTACTGTTTTACAAACAAATCATGTAGGCAATGTATTTAGCAAGCAAGGTCTTATTGTATTTTCATCAGCAGATTATCGTTTTCAAAATTTATTGAATACACCATATACTGCATCATATCGTAGTACAAAAACAATTCATGAACTAAATGCATTGGTACACATTCGAGCAACTGAATGTAATATGTCGACAAATATTACATTAAC